TATCTATAAGTTTTACTATTACTAGGTATATTAGTATCTTGAGCAGTTTGGTCATCCGTAGAAAAATAAACAGAAGTATAATTAGTATCGTTAGACTTTTGTTGTATTCTTAATACGGAAAATGCTTGGTCTGCTTTTGGATTAACAATAACCTCTACTTCGTGGTCATAAACCTTACCATAAAACTTACAATAGTCCGTATTAAATGTTTGTAAGTATATCTCGTTCTCTGCATTTATTTTAACCCAATAAATACTAAATGGATAAGGAGGCTCTAAAGTATCATCAAGACGGTAAGATTCTATAGTAACTTGTTTAATACAAACATACTCTCCCCATAACTCATTTTCAAAAAACTTACTATCCACCTTTACAACATCACCTATATTAAATGTGGTTTCAGGCATATTAGGACCGTAGTAAACATAGTTTTTAGAGTTATTAGCACTTAATACTAAATCATTATGATTGTGCCATATACCAGGAGTAAAGTCGTAGAATCCTACAATAGCATCTAATACATGAGAATAACCAATAGTAAAGTCTTTTGCAGTTATAGTGTAAATATCATCCTCAGAGCTAATTAACGTATCATCCGCATACTTAAATGTTAAATAAGACATTTTATACCTTGGGTCATAAACACCAACTATACCGTATCCTAATAAAGGAATTTCGGGAGCTTGGTAGTTATTAGTATTGTATATATTAGAAGCCGTTAAATTAGTATCATCTCCTTCATTAAATTGGTTATTAAAGTAAGCTTGTAACCCGCTTGCTAATGATATTTCTTGAACATTACTTGTTGAGCTCATTATACATAAAGCTCTATTTCTCATATCAAACCAAATATATCCATACTCGGTAGAAGTTAATCCGTGTTGATGTTGATTACCAAAATAAGAATTAATAGGGTCAAATCGGTCTATTACTCCACCCGTACCAATAGTGGTTGCTGCACCGCTTGTAGCAGCTAATAATTGCCTTTCTAAGATAGGAACAGAACTAATACCATGGTTTTGCCATATAAGCACTCTACCGTCCTTAGAACGAATATTATTGATTTCTCCTAGCTGACCATCTAAATCTTTATAATCATTAATTAAAAACTTTCTAAATGAATCTACGGATTCGCCAGGATATTTAACTCCTGCAAATCTAGTTCTGTATTCAAATTTTCCACTAAATGCAAAATTAAAAGGCAGTGCAGGGTATTTAACAACAGTTCCATCTGTACTATAACCTTTGTTATAACTATAGCTTTCTAATATTGTTCCAGCAGGACTATCCCAAGCTATACCATTTGCATTAGCCGGATAAGTATTTATGTTTGATGTCTTATTCCCTCTTCTTAAATTATAATTTACACTTCCTTCACAAGGAAAGAATAAAGTATAAGCATAAGAGCCTCCTGAGAAAGTTTGATATTCCGTACTCCATAATCCGTAATTTATATCAAAAAGATTGGTAAAACAATCCCCTCCAAATATTTCAATATCATTAAAAGTATATTTATTTTCTCCACTAGTAAAAGTTCCGTTTAATGTATCTGCTTTAACGGAATCGTTAATAGGCTGAAAATGACCTGTAGATATGTATAAAGTATCCGCAATAGCAGAATCTCCTTGACCCCCATATTGAGAAGCCTTATCTTTATTAGATAAAAAATTAACTACAATTTTTGCAAAATTTTCCGATTGGTCCCACGCATTATATTGACTTATTGGACCGTAATGATTAAAATGATTTGGAAGAATAATTAATTTTTTACAACCAACCGTTTGAGAATCTTCTCCATCCACCAATCCCCAAGGTCCAACGCAAGTCCAATCAATAGTAGATTTTAAATTACCATTATTTGTAGGGCTTGAATTATTGGCATAAGGCTGCGCAGAATCTCCTATAATTGATGCCACACCTCCATTTTCATCAACTCCTACGCTTCCCTGCCCATTCATGTTTTGTAAAGTCATTACTCTTGGAGTAGGAGTGTCTGGAGTTTTAGTGGTAAATAATTTAGTTGTTAGTGTTACATCTGTATCATAAGCCTTAATAACACTTCCATCTAGCCAAAAAGCTTCTTCTATTTTTTCTCCAACGTATCCTATTCCTGATTGAACAGTACTATTAATATACCCAACTAACCAATCAGGGCAAATAGAAGTACACAAATCACCTTTAGGGGTATAAAAAGTATTATAAAAGCTATATGCTGTTTTTGTTACAGGCAAAGGCATTAATCTATTAGCTTCTTCGGTTGGGTCTATAACCGTTTGCATTAATAAACATTGAGTCACAATACGCTTATCTCTTTCTGCTCTAACTATACTAAATCCACTAACGTTATCCATTATAGATTCAGGTATATCTAAACCAGATAATTTTATTGCAGATGGATTTAAAGCGTAAGATTTTAATGAGCTAGTAGCATCACTTTCTACTAATAAACTTCCTTTATCGTAAACCCTATCAAAATCAAAATCATCAATATATTTTACATAATAAGGATTTCCTTTTTTATCAAAAAACAATATTCCAAATCTGTATCTTTCATCACTCCAATATCCTTTATTGTGAGATGCAACCGCAGGGTTTTTGTAATCCCAAAATGCACTTTCTTGTTTAGTAAACTCTATTGCATTCTCAACTCTTTTTCCTGTTGCGATAGATGTATATCTATTTCTTGTAGTACAAGGTCTTGCAGCCCCATCTCCTGTAAATGCTATTGTAGATTCATCTCCTGTTGCTGCTGAGTATTCTATTCCTTCTATAACATCTCCTGTTACATAAAAATTACCACTACCATCAGGATATTCTACCGTATCGGTAGTATTGTTTCCTAGAGTAACAAGCCATCTACTATAAGGATATACGTCTCCTGTCCCAGGATTAACTCCAACTGTAGGGCTAACATCTGCATAAATATTTCCATTTGAACATAAACTTAAATCTCCATGAGAAACTAAAGGGTATTCAATTTGAGTTAAAGTAACTCCGCTCAAATCTAAATCAAATTCTTCTCTTTCTGTTATGTTTCCTATTAGATTGTAATTCTTATCTGTAGCTAAAGTTTTTACTTTTAAAATACTCGCAGGAAACAATGTTAAATCACTTATAGATACTTCTCCTAAATTAGTAGTTCCATTATCTTCTAAATCCATAAACGTAGAGATTATAGGTTTCTTATCTACTATTTTTATAACATAAGGAACATCATTTATTTGGTCGTATTCAGCGCAACATAATTCTATTACATCAAAATCTGTATCTATATCTGATACAGAAATTATAACAGAATATGGACTTGCGGCTAAACTTGTATCGCTACCGTTACCAACAAAATCCCTATAATCATTTCCTGTTAAAGCAGAAGCTATATTATCCATACCTACATGAATAGGAGAACTAGGATAACTCCAAGTAGTATAAACTTTACCGTCATTTGAATAAAGTCTATAAAAATATATACTAGAACCGCAATTTTTATTACCGGCTCCATATTCTTTAAACCTCATATCTCCCATACTTCTAGTTGGAGTCCAATCTAATAAAGATATAGGGTAATATTCTATTACTTTTGCAGTAGCCGTAACTAAAGCGTATGTACTATCTACCCCGTTTGAAGTAAATATATTGTCAACTATGTATCCGGTTCCATCTGTAGGACCATAGAATACACCTGCGTAATCTATAACTCCCTCCAAAACCATATATTGTTTAGGTATAACAGAAGTTATATCTATTTCAGTATCTCCTATGTAAGTTGTAAATATAGGGTTAGCTATATCAAATACTCTAGGCTCATTGTTATTATCTGTAAAATAAACTCTCTCAGTTATATCATTCTCTCTAAAAGAAAATCCTTCTATTTTATGATACTTAGAAAAGTTTAAATCAGGATGGTGGTAATAAGGAGTGTATGTAGCTATAAAATCATCTTGAACCTTTTTAAAAGTCATTACTCCTATTTCTCCATATCCGCCGTTTCCATCATCATTAGTACTAAATACAACTAACTTATCTATGAATGAAACAAATCCCATAGGCATAGGATTAACATCATAATTAAACTCATCTTCGGCATATCTAGGAGTTAAGGTTTTAATAGACTTATTTCCTTTAGATATTTCTATTGTAAAATGATGCCCATCCATAGAGATAAGCATTCCATTTTTCATATTTCTATAAGTACCATCAGGTTGTAAAATAAAGTCTACATCTTGATTTATGCCCTTGTTAAATGTATTAGTAATTGCCTGTTCTTCCATATCCGTAACTGTTAGGGTTAGTCATACCAAGGAATAATCCTCTTCCTGCTAATGGGTTATTGTAAATTTGTGCTATTTCTTCTCTATCTGTTGGTGTTAATTCTGCATCTAATGCTCTTGAGTGAGCGCATAATCTATCCCATTGTGTATAATGCCATTGCATTTCTTGTAAGTCAGCACCACTCTTTTTTCTTTTTCTTAAACACCATTTGTAAAGTATGTATTCCGTAATAGCTTGTATATGATTTTCTCCAACTTGCATAAACCCATCACAATCTAATTCATAACCGATGTATTGAAGAGTTATTTGTTTAATGCCGTATTTAGCATCAAAGATTATCTTATTGTTTTGAACATGAAACTGAACTTGTCCATAAGTATTACTGTTATCTCCACTTCCAATATCAATAATTAACATGCCTGTAGTGTTTTGAATAATTGGATTTATAAAAGGACCGTCTGTTCCTAATATGTTTCCAAATACACCACAACAGTTATCCATGTGATTGCCTACAATAGAAGCCTCTATCTTTACTGCATTACAAGGTATTGGAGCAGCAGTACATCCGCAAACATCCAATAAAGCCCATTGGCGAGTAAATTGATAGTAGCTACCTATCTCCATTTCAGCTTCTGTAGCCCATTGTGTAAATAAAGGCAAGTGGTTATCATGGTCTAAAGCTGCCATGTCCATTGCATTAATTATTGGGTTTCTAATTGATACTAATTTATTTATTGCCATTTTATAATCTTGTTATTAATTTACGTGTGTACTTAAGTAATATACATAGTACAGATGCAGTTATTGATTTCGGTATTCCTACCTTATATCCAGGTCGTATGACAGATACTACTACCAGTATTGGTTATTACAGCATTGTAATTGATCCTACACCTTGTTGGCCATCTGCTGTAAGCAATCTAGAAAAATACAATTTCGATTTATTAGGCAATACACCTAATCCTTTGAATGCTTCAACTCGCATTACCTTTTTATCTGCAAAGGCGGATGTATATGATTTGCGAATTGTAGATGCGATGGGTGAAGTAGTATTTACAAAAAATATTAAAGCTGCAGCAGGAATCAACTATGTAAATATAGATGCGAGTGCATACAGTAATGGTGTGTATATGTA